GTAATGAACAAGAATCGGTGGCAAACAATGGCAATCATGATTAAGGCCGGAAAGTATAACAAGGTGATCAGCCTACAAAAGCAAGTGAACGAACAGAACGACTACGGCGGCATTGTGAGTAAATGGAAAACCGTTGCCAATATCCGGGCGGCGGTTGAACCATTACAAGGTAGAGAGTTCTTCTCCGGTGCGGTGCCATTAAATGAAAATACTGTGCGCATTCGCATACGTTACGGAACTAATGTTGATAACACTATGCGCGTGAAATATGGGAACCGTTCGCTAGAGATAATCAACATTATTGATAGTAAAGAAGCGCACAAAGAACTACAGCTTATCTGTAAGGAGTTGACCGGCAATGGTAGAAATTAATTTAACGATTGATGAAATCAAAGCGCACTTAAATCTCGATCACGATTTAGATGATGAGTTACTGGAAGCTTATAAGGCAGCCACATTGGAAGTATGCCAAAAACATATTGGCAAAACCTTTGGGGAAGAAGAAACGGAAAAGACCATCCCCTTTACCTCGGCGATTAAGATTGGTTGCTTAATGTATATCGCCTATCTCTACACGAACCGAGAAGCCGTCACAGACTTAGCCAACCTTAAACCGGCACCAATGACGATTTCCGCATTGTGGGAAGTGTATAGAGAACCGTGCGCTTACTAAGGATTTAGTAACCGATGCCATACCAACCGTTAAGACGTTGTAGCTATCCCGGATGTAGAAACAAAGTAAAGTCCGGTAGATGCGAGGAGCACAAGCCCAAGGACAACCGCCCAAACAGTAGCGTACGAGGTTACGACCACAAGTGGAGCAAATACCGCGCACAATACTTAAAGCATCATCCCCTTTGTGTGATGTGCTTAGAGCAAGGCAAATACACACCGGCAACAGTGATAGACCATATCAAGCCGGTAGAGAACGGACAATCCGATCCGTTGTTTTGGGTAGCAAGCAATCATCAGCCTTTATGTCGTGATTGTCACAGCTATAAAACACGAGTGATAGACCAACGCGGATTTGGTGCGAAGAAGTGAACCGTGGTGATATGACCATACCTAAAAGCATTCGCATAACACGAACACTTTAACTGTTTCGATATCGAAACAATTCAAACATGGACTAATCTCCATGGTTGAATATCGTCCGCTCAATTTTGAGCATTGGTTCAAATCAATGAGTTACAAAGTATTAACCGGGTAGGGGGAGTTTCAAAAAGAAAGTGGCAATCCTACGGAACCGCCCCCCCACTCAAATTTTTACGCAAAGTGATTTTTTAGAAAATAAGGAAAGTGAATGAGCAAGCGAAAAAGTTATAAGACACCTGATTTCTTGGATGATATTGCTAAAAGCCAATGGAAAGCGCGTATTAAACAACTTTCAGAACGTGGTGATATTAAGTCGGAAGATTTAACAAACCTTGAAATTTATTGCGAAAACTACGCAATTTGGCGGCATTCCGTGGCAGATTTAGCCAAAAATGGCTTCATTATCGTAAATAGCCAAGGCACACAATCACGCAATCCGGCATTGTCCGCGAAAGCAGATGCCGAAAAAGTCATGATCAAGATGTCTTCCCTCTTAGGCTTCGATCCGGTAAGTCGCCGTAAAAATCCAGTAGAAACGGACGTTACTGATATGTTGGATGAAATCCTCACAATGTAGGCGAAAATGGAAATCTGGCACGAATACGCGAAGAAAGTTCAATCAGGTGAAATAGTGGCTTGTCGTAAGATAAAACAAGCCGTAGCGCGTTATTTTGGCGATTTAGCGAACCCTGCTTATTTCTTTGATGAAAGTGCGGTAAATAAATTCTTGGCTTTTTCCCGCCTATGCCCGCACGTTAAAGGGCATTTACGCGGGCAACCAATCGAGCTTTCAGACTGGCAGACGTTTCTATTCGCTAATTTGTTAGGCTTTAAGCGCACCGATACCGGACTGAGAAAATACCGTTCCGCTTATATCCAAGTAGCGCGGAAAAATGCCAAGTCCACCGTGGCCGCCGTATTGGCTAATTGGTTCCTACTGATGGAAGCGGGGCAGCAAGATATTTACACTGCAGCAGTAAGCCGAGACCAAGCCCGCATTGTGTTTGATGATGCGCGCCAAATGTGCCTACTCTCCCCGCCTTTGCGCAAACGGCTCAATATTCAACAGCACAAACTCATCAACCCTAAGAACAATAGCATTATGCGCCCATTGGCCGCTAAATCTTCAACCATTGAAGGCACAAACCCTAGTTTAGCGATTGTTGATGAATATCACCTACACACGGACAACAGCGTATATAGCGCGTTAGAGCTAGGACAAGGCGCACGCCCGGAAGGTTTACTCTTTGCCATTACCACCGCGGGAAGTAACGTTATTTCCGCTTGTAAACAGCACTATGACTATTGCGCACAAATACTGGAAGGCAACGAACAAAACGACAGCTTATTTGTGCTGATTTTTGAATTGGACGAAGAAAGCGAAATTGATAATCCGGAAAACTGGATAAAAGCCAATCCGAATATCGGTAAATCCATTCCTTACCTTGATTTTGAAAACACAATCAAGAAAGCCCGGGGGATTCCTTCCGAGTGGGTGGAAATGCTTACCAAGCGTTTTAATGTTTGGTGCCAAGGAACGACACCATGGCTAGGCGAAGGCAATTGGGCGCAGTGCGCACGAGATTACACTGAAAGCGACTTACTTCACCAAGATTGCTATTTGGGCTTGGATTTATCAAGCACCAACGACTTAACAAGCCTTTGTTACACCTTCCCACAAGGGAAAAAAGTGCGGTTGATTACCCGGCACTACATTCCTGAATTTCAGCTTAACAATGTGGCTAATAAGAACCGGGCAATCTATCGAAACTGGGTGCGCCAAGGGTGGCTAATTGCCACAGAGGGCGACTGTATCGACTATGACAAAATCCGCGATGATATTCTCAAAGATGCGGAAAACTTCAATATCAAAATGATCGGCTTTGATGTTTGGAACGCCACGCATTTAAGAACGCAATTGCAGGCAGCAGGCTTGGAAGTAGAACCGTTCCCGCAAACCTACCAACGATTTAGCCCGGTGGCTAAAAGTGCGGAAGTATTGATAAATCGCCAAGTGATAGAACATAACGGCGATCCGGTGCTTTCGTGGGCGTTATCCAATGTTGTGATGGAAACCGATGCTAACGCCAACATAAAACCAAACAAGAAAAAGGCCGCAAACAAAATCGATCCGGCAGTAGCTTTCTTGATGTCATTCGGCACCTATCAACTTGAATATGGCGATCTGATTTTTGAGTTATCGGAAGAACACAAACAGGCATTGGAACAATTTAACGGGATTGATTTATGAGATGTAAACAGGCAAAACAAAACTTACTTCTTTCAGCGGTGAATCACTATAAAAAATCGACCGCACTTTTTACCTTTGTCAGCCTTTACGATGATGAAGAACCCTATCCAATAAGTGAAGTTATTCACGCATTAGAATGTAAATGTAATGCGGCTAAGCGAGAAATAGACAGCCGACCAAATAGCCCGAATATAGACGCGTTAGAAACGATTTACTTTATTGCCAAGAAACAGCTTGATGCCATGCTAAAACAGCAAAAAAGAATCAATGCCGGTAAGCGATAAAGAATAAAATATTTCCCTTACACTATTGAATCTTTTCTCCTTTGTTACTATGTTATTTATTATAATAACCAGTAAAAACAAGGGGGGACTATGGGGCTGATACTAGTTGCAATAAAGTGTATGGTTGTTTCTTTTTTTGTTGTATTAGCAATAGTTACCTTTCAAGACTGGTGGTTTATTGTGGCCTTTGGTTTAGCCGGCGGGCTTTCATTTACTATCGGTTGGCTTATTTACGATGAATATAAGCGCCGGAAAGAGAATAAACGGTTGGTGGACGAGCGAGAAAAAAGAAAGAATAGTTGGGTAGAACATGAAATTAATCGTCCGATTATTCAAAAGACTTTACAGAAGCAGAAAGAAAATAAGCCATTTATCACCGGCACGATAAACTGGATAGACGGCAACACCGGTAAAGAAACTACACTTTCTAATATTTCTGTGACCATAAAAGCTAAGGACTAACATGGAAAATAAAGAATATCTACTAAGTTTTTTTGTGATAGACAATAATGGGGATGAAATTGATAGCGATACCATATCTATAGATGCTGCAGATGAAAAAGACGCTAGAACTAAATCTATGATATTTCTACAAAAAAGATATAAAGGAAATCGAAGGGAAATTGAATCTATTACATTGGCTGAATAACCAAATAAAACGCACCTAGGGTAGCTCCCGAAAGCAAGAAACCTTATCTTGTTGGTGCGTTTCTATCATAAGGGTAAATGCGAAAGGGGCGTTTATGGTCAAACTAAAAGTCTTACCTAAAAAATCTTATTCATTAGAAGATGCTGCTAAATATATTTTTTTAAATCATCAAATAGATATATCTGTACGGGATTTATTAGAATATATTCAAAACGGTGAATTAAAAGCATCAGTTTATTTGAGTGGAGATAAAGTAAATATAAACTCCATCAATAGAAAGGAAGTTGATTTTATAAATGGTTCGAATGAGTATAGAGAGCTGCGACCATATTATTCAGAGTGTTCATTATACTTCAGATTAAACCCACAAGAATTTGAAATTCAAGAATATGAAGATTGTTCATGGTTACATAAAGAAGATAGTTTTTTGGATTTCTACATTTGTTTGCCTAAAAAAAACTACAGTATTAAATCCTTAAGAAAAATAGATTGTTTAAGCATATATGATGGAAACGTTGGAAAAGTTGAAGCTATAGACTTTGAAGGATACTTCCAAATTAGTGGAACAGAATTAAACTCATTCAATGTTGATTATCTGATAGATAAAGGATTTTTAGAAAGCTTTCCAAAATCTATAATGGCGATTTATAAAAACATAATTTGTTTTTTATATATAGATGAAAACAAAACTCCTTTATATTTAGATGATATATGTATATTACATGAACATTTGATTAATTTCTTAGAGTTGTTTTCCGTAATAGATACCAGCTACGACCAAATAGAAGAAATACAGAATCTCAAAAATCAAGTTATTGCCAAAGAAAAACAAATTGAAGAACTACAAAAACAGATAGAAAAGAATAGTAAAGTGAAAAAATCAACAGCATCAGAAAATAAGAAAAATGAATTTATTAAAGCTCTACTCCAAATCAAATATGGGGCAGCAGTTGCCGAAAATCCACGCCTACACGTTTACGATCCAAATGATAGCGATAAAGGCAAAAATGGCGTAATACAAAGAGATTTTGAATCAAAAGGGCTAACCAAGCATCTTCCTAGCGGAAAAACATTAAAAAACTGGGTAAGTTCAGTTGAATTAGATAACTAATTATCCATAAATCCGGAAAATTCTGGAAAAATCTGGAAATTTCCAGTTTATCAAATCTTCCTTCCTAAAATACCTATCGTTCGAACAACTCAACGGAATAGAACGCTATTCCACATAGTTAAACTAACGAGAGGTATTTTTTATGAGCCAATCTCAAACCCAATCTAAAAAGCTTATCACCGGTGCCGAAGTCACCGTAATGATCGGCTTTGGCCGCACCAAACTCAATGAGCTTGTAAAAGCTAAACAATTCCCACAACCGATCCGCTTTTCACAAAACTTTGTCCGTTGGGATTTAGAAGAAGTAAATGCGTGGATTGAAGAACAAAAAGCCGCACGAGCTTAAGGTGGTGGAAGATGAACGAAGCAAGAAAACCAACACAATTCTTAAAAGTGTTACACCGTTTAATTCTTTCTAGCATTAGCGGCATTGATGGTTATTCAATGGGCATGACGTCAGCACGTAACTATATCAGTGAACTTGAACGCAATCATTTAACCGGCAAAGTGAAACGTACAACGGAAAAGACTGCAGATGGAATGGGGCAATATTACCGCTATGAAATCGCAGATGCCGAACAGTTAAAACAGGTGATTGCCATTTACAAGGCTAAGGGAGGTGAGCTTACTGCGCATGAAGAACAGCAAGCCTACTTTCGATTCCGTTAAAAAAAACGCCGCAAGGCTCAACCCAAGCGGCGCATTCCCCTACCTTAAGACTCACTCAGAAGGTAGATAACCTAAATTACATGAGGGCGGAAACTGCGGAACACACTTTGAACGCTAATGAATGATTTTAGCGACCATGAGCCAAACACAAAGCACACGCCACGTTTCCCGATCTAAATCCATAAAAGGAATGAATATGAATTTAAATCACGTTAATTATAAACAATATGAAAATAACTACAATACATTTCGCTTTACAAAGTGCGGGCCAATTTGCGAGTATATTTCTGCCTTAGCAAAATCTAAGGTCAGCCGTGGAAAGCTGAATTATTTACAATTGGCGAACGACAGCACGCCACAGAACCGTGCTTTTTTTGTTCGTAACATTCGCACACCTAAAGAATATGCGGATTTTGTTTTCAATCTAAATCCAATCATTCTCTCAATGGTAGAGCGTAATGAGCCGTCTATGACGGGCTGTCTTCCAATTGTGGCAGTTTTCCACCTTGTTACGTTCTACCGCCCGACCGTGGAAAGTCTAGCGGTAGATTCTGAAAACTTACAATTGGAATCTACGCAAATGTATCAATTCATTTTTGCGGCTATTCGCCGTACCGATCTAACCAATCACATTCAAAAAATCCGTATCACCGCCGACACAGAACAAGCTGCGCGCGCCCAATTCGCCCGTGATTTTGTTCTTGTACTTACCGGCAAAATCAATCTTCAAAACACCCTGAAAAACGACCGCACTTTTATCAAGGGGTGAGCTATGCGCAATCTTAATAAAGAAAAAATCACTCTTGAAAAATGGCAATTAGAAGGGCTTTTAGAGAAAGTCCATCAGCTTTCATCATTGCTATTGGCTTTATCTGAAACCGATTATTCAAAATTAAATGAATGTGAAATTCAAGCGGCAATAGTCGCTGCGTTTAGAGTAAGTGAAAGCAATTATTCGGCTTTGAATAAATTATTGGAGGGCGAAGATGACTAATTCACCTTACAAATTAGTGATATTGGACAAACAGGGCAAAATTGATTTTGTGGGGCATTATCCTACATACGAACAAGCCTATAAAGCTGCTGAATTTTTAAAAGATAAAGATGTTCATTCTGAAATCAGAATTAGCAACCCCGACGGATTAGGCGAGGATGATGAAAATGATTAAACCGATGGCACAACAACAAACACAAGGCACGGTTAAGCCTAAGATTCATGGGAAACTCTCATTCAATCCTTTACACGCAGAATATGCGCAAATCAGCCGCCAATTTAAGTTAATCCATGACAGCAATCAACGTTGCTTAGAGGTTTACCCTGATGAATTTCATCACAAACTAAAAATGCGCGGCGAATGTGCGGATTTAGTAGAAC